TTAGTAGGCGGTTATCCTGTTGCTAAATCTACTCCTAAAAAGCAAAGAGCTTTAATGCTTTCAGGCTTAATTAGACCTACCGTTAAGCCAGATTTAGACAACTTTGCAAAGTTAGTGTTAGATTCACTTAATGGTTATGCTTACCACGATGACGCACAAGTTGTATCTTTTAAAGAACCTTTTATCAAATTTTATGCAGAAACACCCTTTATTGGCGTGATAATTGAAGAAATTAAAGAGGAAGAGTCTAAATTAGAAGTTGATCTAGCTAAAAGGATTTTTGAATGAGACACGTTGAAATGACAAAAATAGAAAGAATAGCCATTACGACGGCTTGCTTTTCAATTACATCTGCCTTGACCATTCCTTTCTATCTTTGCATTCTATATTACTGTCGCCCTCCAATCCCAGTAGCTAGCTGTCTTTTGGTAATTTTTTTATTTTGGTTTATGCTTATTTATTTTTTAATATTGGCTCTTCATTTAGAGTCTATGAAAACAGAAGAATTGGAGAAAAAACAAAATGCTAATTGAAAAATTTAAAGAAAAACTAAAAGAGCTAACAGAGGAATCTTTAAGGCTTAATTTGATTAAAGCCTTCTTGAATAAACAGCTTGAAGAGTTTGCAAAGAAAGAGCTTGAGCAGCTTGCTAGGGCTATTATTACTGCAAGCCATAGTAATGATTTTAAGAGTCTAAATGAAACCTATACACACAATATGAACGGCTATCAGTTCGAGATTAGTGTTAAATTTGAAAAGGATGTAGGTTTTAAAAAATAGTATATAATTTCTTTATGAAGATCAAATCAAAACCAGCACCTAAAAAATCTATGCCAGCTCCTAAGACTGGTAAAAAAGGCAAGTGCTAGAATTTAGCGAATTTGATTTCAAGCAAGACTTGGAGATTGATTTCTCACAAGTTAAATTATTATTGCGTGTTAAGAAGCACTATCATACTAAGGTAACCAAGCCCAAGCATAAGCTACATGGTGTTGAAGCAGTAGTTCCTAAAGACTATCTAACAGATGGAATGAGCATACCCAAATGGCTACAACCTATCGTTGGTGAACCCTTTGAGGGAACGACCCTAAGAGCTGCTTTATTCCACGATGCCCTATGCTGCTATCAGATCAAGAGCCAAGAAGTTACGCATAAATTATTTGAACTCATTTTAAAAGCTGATGGCTTCCCTTTTTGGAGGCGTAAAGCTGCTTACCTTGCAGTTGTTGGATGGAATCGGCTTAAGAATCCTAAGTGGAAATAAGAGGTAAAATATAAGCATGACGATTTTAAACCGCCAAATAACACCTAATGTAAGCCTCTATGAACTTCTTTACACCCCTACTGTAAACAAAGCTGAAATCCTGCCATTCATTGAGCAAGCATGGAGTATAGAGATTGACAGGAACTTAACTAGAACCGCTACTGCCATCCAAATAGTTAGAGACTATTATAATAAGCCAGTAATTATCACCAGTGGCTATAGACCCACTGCATGGGAAATTAAGCAGGGTCGCAAAGGTGGAAGCCAGCACACTACGGGTTTAGCTGTTGATTTTTATGTGGTAGGCGTTCCACTTGCAGAAGTTTACGCTTTTATTAATGCTACTTTTAAAAAAGGCGGTAGAGCTATAAACCCTAAAGCAAAATTTATTCACTTAGATTTAAGACCAGAATATGCCACTTGGAGCTATTAACCAAACCTTAAACCCCATCAGGTATAAAGAAAAGCATATAACCTAACTGCCCTGCTTGCCCCCCAGCTTTGCAGGGCTTTTGTTTTTATCTCGGTCTCTTGCTCTTGCGTTTTTAATTCTTTGTCCAAAATCTATCTTAGGTAACTTTAATAACTTGTTATCAATAATGCGAGACCACAAGTTCTCTAAAGCCTGTCTATAATCCCTACCTCGCAAGTTAATTAAGGCTAATATCTCTTGCTCAAACCCTTGTACAGGTAAAGCATTGAACAAAACCGAATCAGTTAAAGCCGTTACCTTGTCTTTATCTACGTAGTATTTACCTACCTTGTATACACCCGAGGGGTCTTTAATCCTTCTGTTAAAAGTATCCCATACACTTAAACCTTCTTGGGTATCTACTCCATTCCCCATAGCCAAAGTTAAAAAATCAATATCTTGATATTTCTCACAAAACTCTAAGCTAATATACATAAAAAAAAAGGAGTGTCTATCAAACCACTCCAATTATGCGTCTATGAAACCGCACAAAAAATATAATAGCATGCTATATTATTTATGAAACCTTTTAAACGGTTTTTTTCTTTCCTTCCATACACACAAAAGCACTAGGTTTTTCAATTTTTCCCCTAGTGCTTTTTTTTGTAAAAATGGTGGGCAGAGCTGGATTTGAACCAGCGTAGACAAAAAGCCAATAGATTTACAGTCTATCTCCATTAACCACTCGGACACCTGCCCTTAAAGCTATTAAACTTTCCCCGCTCCGCAGTTAAAACTCAATAGCTAAAAGTATCTTAACACAAAATTTTTAAAGGGACGGAGGTAGGATTCGAACCTACTTCCTGATCACGTGTACTCAGAACATTTAATATTCCAACCCCGTCCAGAAGTATTATAACACAAGGCTATATTAAAGCATAATAATTAATCTTCTTCTTACCCGTAGTGCTAACCTTACTTTTACCTTCTCCAACCTTCTTAATAATCCCATGCCGTTGTAAAACCACAAGCTGTGAATGAATAGTGCTATCTATATTATCCAAATTAGTAAGAACAGATTTAATCGCTTCCTTTGCATCTGATCTTGTGAACCATTCACCATTAGCACCTAGCTTTAAAATGCAATCTTTTACAGCTTGGCTTTCGGGCTTTAATATAGTTGTTTTCCTGCCAGTCCAAATAGGTAGAAGCCTTGATCTTTCGGGTTTTATCTGTTTCTTTTTAGGACTTTTAGGAGCTTTTTGTTTCGGCTTATCTTCATTAATTAGCTCAGCTACTTGAGCAAATAGATTAGGTTTCTCTCTAAAAATACCATCTCCATATTGCCTTTTAATTTCGTCAATAACGTCAAAATATAACTCTTGCGTATAATCTTTTTTTCTTTTCGTTTCCATGTTTGCAACTTTCATAACCAATATGATAAAAGGCTTTACATATTTATTGCAAATAAAAAACCCTCTAGTTTTTAATTAGAGGGTTTAATTCAAACGAAAAGAAAAACGAGTGTAGGCTTAAAAGTATAGCAAACTTTCGATGCCTAATCAAGAACGCCTATCTTCTTCTCTTTCTCTTTTTTTCTCTTCCTTGTCCAAGAACTTTTTAAACTGCTCTTTCAGATCTGAAACGCCTTGTTGTATCGCATTGAGCGTACCATCTACCTTAATCATAGATTCTCTTAAACTTCTAATATCTTCGTCATAGCGGTTATGTTTTGTTTCAAAAGCGATTACCTTTTCCTCTAACGCTTTAAATCGTGGATTATTAACCAAGGCGTTAAAGACCATTAAGCCAGTAAAAACACTGCCAATGATGGCAGCGATAATGCTGGTGATCTCATAAGTTTTAAAAGCAATTTCGACTTCACTCATTTTAATACCACTGTAACACCGATTTGCTCATCTGCCTTGCCTGAAAGAAAAACTTTCAATAAGTTGTTTTCAATCTTAACTGAGTAGTTTAAGTTAGAAAGGTTTACTGGTAACGAAGCACCATTTGTATTTGAAAGTATTTTATTTTCACCTAGAAGGTTTTGAATTAAAATCCTTGATTCTACGTCAAAGAAAGTACCCTGTGAGCCGATGGCCGTAATTTGGATTAAAGCTTTATAGTTAGATTGCTTTAATTCAAATGCTGCTACTTGGGTAAGCTCGCTGCTAATTAAGATTGTCTCTTTTGTAGGGTATTCTGAACCATCTTTGCCTTTTTCGCCTCGTTCGCCCTGCTTACCAGTTAAGTCTCCTAGATTAGATTTCCATTCTTCAAACAACCAAGCAATTTCTTTTTTGATAAATTCATAATCCAATTCTGCATTTAGACCATCTTTTCCATTTAATCCATCTTTCCCGTTAAACCCATCTTTACCATCTAAGCCATCTTTCCCGTTAGCACCATCAAGTCCATCTTTTCCATTTAGACCGTCTTTTCCATTAGCTCCATCTTTACCACTGGCTCCGTTTAATCCGTCTTTGCCGTCAAGTCCATTAGCTCCATTAAGACCATCTTTACCAGCTTCGCCTTGATCTCCCTTGTTGCCTTTTGCACCTTTAAGTTTATCCATTCTTTCACTTAGAAGCTTATCGACTTCCTCGTTAAAAACTTCTAAAACTCTGCCCTTTAAAGGCTCTCTAAACTCTTCACTGAATAGTTCACCTATCTGAACTAATTTGTTTTCTATTTTTGCTGCACCTGCTCCGCCTAACATAATTATGTATCCTTATATTAAATTGTGTATCCTTAAAAAAGCAGAGATATAATCCTTCTCTCCTGCATCTAAAGTAAAAGCTCTTCCATCTGCTGCGTTTTCAACATTAATTAGATGTAAAGTCCATAATACAGGTTCTTCTGATTGAATTTCTAAAGGTTCATTCGGTAAAGGAACAAAAAAAGTAGTCGCCTCTATTAACTCTAGTTGGGTGTTATTTTCAGTTAAAGAAAAATGATTAATCAATTCGCCTCCATTTTACCGTAGAACCAGCTTTCGCTACTATAGCACTCAAAGTGGTTTCCGAGGCAAATCTTGCGATTAAAGTAGCATCCGCTGTCGCTCTGATTACACCCTTGATATTAGCCCAGTTGTTACCTGTCGTTGCTGATGTTGCATTAGTCGCTGCTGGTGAGTCAAAAGCCTGAATTAAAGCGTTTCTTGTTGTGGTTGTAGTTGTTAAAGAATATTCACTTACCAAAGATAAATTGGTCGCTGCACCAGCCGAAGCATTAACACCCCATCTAGAGCCTGTAGCCGTTAAAGCTGCCGTATACTGGATGTTAAACTCGAACTCGTAAAGTTTGCCGTTTAGAATAGAAAAACTCAATCCCGTAACGTCTTGCATTGTGTTAGCGACTACATTGGCATTGGTCACGTCTAAACTCAGAACCGATATTTGGAATCCTGAATCCGCAGCATTTGACCCTTGATTGATAGATTGCTTCACGCTGCCAGCCGTGGTCAATACTTGAAATCCCTGTGAATCAGTGTATTGCAAAGTTTCGCTCGGGGAAAGTACAACCGAAAACAATCTTCTAGTTTCTACTTTAATTATGACTGTCTTCGCAGTTGTATCTAAATTAAAAACATTAAAGAAATCAATAATTCTAGTCTTACCCGAAGCTGCTGCTGGTGCTAGGTTTATTACGCTAGTATTATTTGTGTCTCCTGAAGTGAAGGAGGGTGTTAGCTCTCCTTCTGCACAATCCCTATATGAACAATAAAAAGGTAGTTGGTTCGTGGTGACACTGCCACTAAGCTCTATTGTTAAATTCGTAACATTGTTAAGAATAATCATGATCTGATAAAACTTATCCTTTTCATTTCTTCTATGGCTTTGCTGTTTACTGGTATATTACTAGGTCTTATCTTTTTTGTTGTTCCTGTTATTAAATCTTGAGTAGTGTCTGATGTATCTACATAAAGAAACCAATCGTTAGCATTATCTACTACCGTTCCTTCCGTTAATCCAGATATTTTTGAATCAGGCATTTTCTGTTAATATCCCAAAACTATCTTCTTGAAGAATTTTAAAACTGTCTTCTTGAAGAATGTAAAAAGTTTCCACTGGAATGTCCCCTGCTACGACTTGCTGCCCTAGCATTAAATCTAATTCAAGGTCTAATCCGTTACTCACTACTTTAAGTTTATCCTATGTACTTTATAATATAAATATGAGTTTATCCGACCTTTTAAACAAAATAAAACAAATACCAGTCCTTAAGGAAAGTGAAGAAAGGGAACTGGCTTTATGGTTTAATCAAAATGAATTATCAAGACTAAACTATGAAAAGATTTTGATTTATCATAACTTAAGACTAGCTAGACACATCGCTAATAGATTTATTGACCGAGGCTATGAATTAGAAGATTTAATATCAGAAGCCGTTACAGGGTTAAAGCGTGCCGCCGAAAAGTTTAATCCAAAGCTAGGCTATAGATTTAGCACCTATGCTGGACAATGGGTTAATCAACGGATTCAGAAGTTTATTCAAACTTCTTCAACAATTAAAATTCCAGTGTTGAAATATTATGCAATTCAAGAACTGCATAATCTTCTTAATGTTGAACCGCTTGAAACTATTAGAGAGAAATTGAAGCTTTCAAAAAATCAATTTACTAAACTATATCAAGCCTATTCAAGTCAATTAGTAGAATCTATAGACGCACCTTTGAACGACCATGAATTAATTAAAGAAAGTATCCCTTTTGCCTCAAAAGAATATGATGATCTTTCGGAAAATTTAGAATACTTCTTATCTCAAATCCCCGAGGATGAATACCCTATAGTTTTAAGTTACTTGAATCAAGAGCTAACTAAAAGCAAATTGTGTGAAATCTATAACCTAACTTGCTTTGAATTAAATAAAATGTTAAATAGGAACTTGACATTTCTAAAAGAATCTTTGCGGGGGGATTACGAAGCCTTAAGACTTTGATTCAAAGAATCTTAGTGTACCATCAGCAGTAGCCCTGATAACAGCTATATGTGTAATGTTTGAGTCGATGCCGAAACTATATACTGCCCCCGAAGCTAAGTAAGTGCTTGATGTAGTGGCTACTACCGTACTATCACCAGCTTCAATGTAACAGTTTTGGTCTGCTACCATTGCGGATAAAACCCTAGTTCTTGTATTAAAAGCCGTTGTGTTTCTTGCACTTGTTCCAGTAAAAGAGATTGCGTGCGTTGCTCCACCTAAAATAGCTACTGGTGTTGCTGATGTTCCTCTTGGTCCTAGTCCGCTCATGTTTTAAGTTTATCTCTTTTTACCGCCATTACTGTTTCTTGGGAATGATCTGTTCTGTGATTTAGATTGAACTCTTAAGTTTGATTTAGAATTATCTTTTGGATTGCCGTTTTTATGGTCAATGTCTCGTCCATCTCCTTTAGAGCATTTCCCATCCGCTTCCATCTTTCTTCTAGCAGCATTACGAGAAGCACGTTTTTCTTTTTGCTCTTTAGAACTGTGATAATTTGAGTATTCTTTTTTATAATTGCGTTCAGCCATTGTTATTTTTTCTTCTTAGCTTTGTCTTTTTTTAAACTTGCAGTACAAATCGCATAAGAACTGGATTTATCCTTACCCGTTTTTTGAACATTTTTAACACATTTTTCTAGCTTTTTTGGCATTAAAAACCACCTTTCTTTTTTTTCATCTTCTTGTAAACCTTAGGATCTATTGTAGATTTAGACTTAGGTCTAGAAGTGCCTGCTTCTTTTCTTTTGTTAATATTCCCGTATAAGCTATTCTTTTTCATAATTAACACTTCCATCTCTTTCTAGCCTTGCAAATCCTTTTTTCAGGAGTTTTAGAACAATCAATATTATAATCGTTCATCTGTCCTTTGCTTCTAGCACAGTAGGATTTCTTCCTAGCTCCGCCTTGTGGTTGAGGTGCTTGTAAGTTAGAACCTGTAGCTGCATTATAAGCTTTACGCCCTTTTTCTGTCAAACCGCCTTTATCAGATTTATGCTCTTTCTTGAAATTAAAGTTTTCTTTAGCTACTGCTTTGCCTTTGTTTGGTTTCATAAAATTCCTAAAATTGCTTTAGCTGAATGGGTCGCCTGTTCTAATATCTTGGTTTAGATAGTATAGATTGGTTAAACCTATAGCAGCCGTAGCACTTGCTCCACCAGCAGCACCAGCTCCAGATGTTCCAGTACCTCCAGTGCCACCAGTGCCGCCAGCACCACCAGTACCCGCCGTAGCTGTTCTTGTACCACCAGATAGAGTAGCTGAACCATAAGCAAGTATTAATTTACCAGCAGTTCCACCAACTCCACCAGCACCACCACCACCACCGCCGCCGCCAGCAGCCGTAGCACCAGTACCATTACCACCATTACCGCCATTACCACCAATCCCGCCGTTACCGCCATTAGCAGATATAGCTCCAGAGGTATGAGTTAAGGATTTACAGAATATGCCTAAAAGTCCGCCTCTACCGCCATCACCAGCACCGCCGCCACCGCCACCGCCTCCAGCACCAGAACCAGTACCAGCACCATTAGCACCATTAGTACCATTACCAGCGTTAGCACCAATAGCACCACTTAAATTAATATTGGCGGATACTACAACGTTTTTAGCGATGATAATTAATCCACAAGCTTGATTTCCACCGTTAGCACCGCCAGTACCTCCAGTACCACCAGCATTACCGCCGCCTCCACTGCTGCCTGCCCCACCAGCCGCATTGCCACTAGCACCACCAGAACCGCCGCCGCCACCAGTTCCACCAGAACCAGCACCAGCATTTCCAGTTCCACTAGTAACGCCTGCACCACCATTCCTGCCTGTGTCGCCTGGAACTCCGCCGCCACCGCCACCGCCTCCACTCATAGAAGCAGCACCGACTCCACCAGCAGTGCCAGCACCGCCAGCAGTTCCGTTTCCAGGGGGAGTTATTGAAGGATTAGCACCACCAGTCCCAGCGGCTCCACCAGTTCCTACGGAACCAACGGTTTGTAAAGTATAATTATCAGCTAAAGTTAAAAGCGTTCCAGTTGCCCCAGTAATACCATTACCACCGCAGGTAAAAGTCTCTGAACAATTTATAATAGTTAAACCAGCAGATAAAGTCATTTGATGACCAACGCCTATAGTGAAGTTTCTAAAGTTATGGTATCCAGTACCAAAGGTAAAGTTACCAGTAGAAGTAAAATCATTAGAACTGTTAGAGTTCTTTTTTAAAACCAAAGGTATTCTAAAATCGGGAGTGTATCCTGAGCCGTTGATGATCTCAACTGCTCCACCTCCACCGCCAAATAAATCACTTGCATTTACCATATATTAAACTCTCCCTATTGGTGCTATTGATACATCCCAGTTAGTACCATTACTTGTAATCTCATAGATAGCGTTTACGTCCATCGTATAGCTAGCTGCATCTCCTGCTATTTGCTCTGAGCCTGCCCTTACCAAAGTTGATGGTGTCGCTGTAAAATCTTGTCCTATTGCTGGTTTTACCCTAAGGTGAATTGTTGCAGTAGGTGAAGGTAATTGAACATTTAATCCAGTATTGATAGAATATTGACCTTTATTTACTGCCGTAAAATTAACAGCCCTTGTCGTCCACGGGGTATATGTTCTTGGGTCAGTCCAAGTACCGTCACCCTCTAGCCAAGTCGAAGCAGTACCGCCACTAGGAACATTACCCGCCGTAAAAGCTACACCTTGAACATAACCTTTAGAAGCTATTTCGGTGTCGCTAGAGCCATCTGCGTAACGTACTTTCCCTGAACCGTTACAATCTAAAACTATATCCCCGTTTAAAGTCGCTTCATTAATTATATTTACCGCAATTGTAGTAAAAGTTTGCAAAGCAGTATAAACGCTAGCCACACCAAGTTGAGGCATTTGATCTGCTATTACATTATTTAAAGTTATTAATTGCCCAAGTAAATAAGCAAAGTTACCATTCGCATCAACTGCATCAATAAAATTACCAGCACCATTAGTAAACGTAGTTAATGAGCTAGATGATGGAGTTGTTAAATCGCCTTTAGTTGCCACTCTGTTTTAAGTTTACTCTAATTTAATAGCCTCTCAACTCTGCAAGTTCTTTTTCTTTTACTTTCTTTTCTTTAGTTGCTCTGTTTTTAACTTTAGCTTTTATTACTTTTTCGTATTGCTCACGTCCAGCAGGACTCCACGACCATAAAGTCGCACCAGCTACAGGAATCATGCTAAATAAAGTTCTTGATAACCACGGGTTATAGTCTTCCCCTTTATCCATTGCCTTGCCAAATTCTAAAGTATCTTTACTAATATTATCTATAAGTGGAGTCGCAGGGGAAACCCAGTTTTTAAGAGCGTTACCAATCCCTTCTTTTTGAATCTTATAGAAGATAAACGGATTGACTATTGGAACAGTCGCCTGCATTAAACCTTCAACAGCTCTTTCTTCTAAGGATTGATAATCCTCGCTAGTCTTGCCCCTTAAGGCATCTCTTAAATAATTTACGCCAGTATTTGTGCCACCAACGATTAAACCTAGTGCCATTAGGTTACGCAGTCCTTCGCCACCTAGTTTTATATTCTTAGGATTTGCTCCTTCTGTTGCCATAGACTTTATAGAACCAGCTATCTTGCTATATGATTCGTCTTTAATAAACTGGAGCTGCTTCAAAGCAAAACTCTTAAGTGCATAAAACATTCTTGAGTTAGGATGCTTTAAATAAACCTTAGGCATATCACTTAAAGAAATAACTTGAGTTGCCCCTAGTCTATCAAATAAAGCTAGCCCAATACTATCATCGTCAAAAGCTTCTTGCAGGCTCTTGCTTCTAAAGGCATCAACCATTCTATCCGCTTCCTCAGCTCCAAAAGCACCTTTTAGGTAAGAGTATTCTTTATTAAACCTAGCTCCCTTCTCTTTAGCAAAGACATTTTTAAAGTAATTAAAACCTGCATTAATTTGCGTTTCTTGCATTAGTTTGTTAGCTGCCTTAAAGCCGTTTAGTTTTAACCCTAAATCTACTGCTGCACGCATAATAGATGGAGCATCTGCATAATCAGCTCCAATCCTTTGGATACCTAAATCTAAAGTTTTTAAAGCCTTGGGATTAAAAGCCTGTCCTAATCCCTTAATTGTATTTAATAAACCGTTGCGATAAAAGCTCATTCCCGTTTCATTGACTTGAACTAAAGCTGAACCAATATCATTTAACGCAAAACCTATCGCTAAATCTTTTCCAAGCCTTGTAAAATCTGCTGGTTTTTTTGGACCTTGAACAAATCTAGCAGTCAATAATTCTTTAACCTTGTCTACATCAGATCCCTTGATTTGACCCGATACCATTAAATCATTAACATAAGCACCAATACTTGTATCCAATCCCTCTTCTGTTCTGCCAAAGAATTTTCTAGATTCTATATCAAAAGTAGCCCTGTTAATATAATTTTCTAAAGTTGTTGATGGGTCATTATATAAAGTTGAGATTAAACGCTCTTCGCCTTTAGCATCTCTAAAGGTTAATCCTTCCATGCCTTGAGCAAGCCCTGATCTAGCTTTTAAGTTTGCTAATACTGGTGTGCTATTTGTATTCCCGTAACCTCTTAAGTATTTGTTTATAAATTCGTTCTCTTCGTCAAGGTCTAAATCTCTTCCAAGTCTTTTTCTTTCTTGTTTTAAAGCCGCATCAAAAGCTGATCTTTCTTCTGTGCCGATACCGAATATTTCACGCCACGTATCAACGCTATCTTTCTTAACGCTTGTAGGGAAATAATCTTGAATATAACCAACTTCTATACCAGCATCTTCTAACTGCCCGTGTAAATCGTCTAGCGTTTCTCTTACCGCTTGCCATTGTTCAGTCAAAGGTTTATTAATGTGTTTAAGAAAATCTCTGCTTGTATCTTCTGCATTTAAAAACTTAACAGGAGCTTTAATTAAAGCAGGTAATTCCTGATATTGTTTGCCCTGTGCATCTATTTTGCTAAGGAAAGCTAAAATACTTTCTTGATCTCCCTTAACAAGATATGAATTAAATAGTTCTTTTTCTTCTTTAGTTAAAAATCTATTTAGTTTAGTAAAGAAAGTCGCAGCAGGCTCTAAATATTTATTAGCTTTTTTTGCAGCCATAAATTCAAACTGTCTAACTTTTCCAGCAAGCCTAGCCGATACATCCCTTAACCCTGAGATCATTGGTTGTAATACATCGTTCGCTAAATCTCCAGCTTCACCTATCTTTTTTACAACAATATTTTCAGGTTTAGTTGTTGCAGTTGGAATATCAACATCATTTACAAAAGCCCCATGACGAGCTGTCTTCGCTTTTAACTTTTTATTATTTGGATACATTGCCTGCATCATATCTGCATAGAAAGTTTCTGCCGTTGCCGCAGGGATATTAGCCCCTTGTTTAGATACGTTCGTATCTGGTGGATTCATCTTATTTCTAAGTTCTGCTAGCTGAGAATCAATCTGATCTAATTCCTCTTTAGCAATCATTCGATCTACTTCGATATCATCAGCATTACGCAAGACAGGAGTCTCTATTCCCATCTTCGCTCTGTACTCTCTTAACGCATCTTTTTTAAATTGACGATCTAAAGCAACTTCTTTTTGCTTCTTCAATACCTCTCTACGTCTATTTAGATAATCTATTTTGTCTTTAACTTCTTGCTCTAGCTTTTGTTGTTGCTCTAGTAAAGCTTGTTTCTTAGTTTGAAACTCTGATACAGCTTGGTTTCTATTTGCATTAGTTACACTAAGCCTAGTATCTACATCTGATCTAGCTGCATTGTATTCATCATCTAACGCTTTAAGTCTTTGCTCTTTAAGTTGTTGCTTTTGCAGCTCTGTATCTTGTAAACGCCTTGTTTCTACGTCTGCTCTTAATTGACTTATTTCAGTTTGCTTTGCTTCTAATGCTTGCTGTTGTTTTGTTTTTACCGTGTCTATTTGTTTTGCTACTGTTTCTTGCAGTTTTTTTAATTTCTCTGGATAAATTTTATTTTTAAATTTATTTAATTGCTCTTGTATTTTATTTCGTTGTTCCTCTGCTTTTTTTAAAGATGGGTTATCTAAAATAGGTTTTAATGATTCTTTTTGCTGTAAAAGAGATTCAAGGTTTGCCTTTTCTTCTTTTAGCCCCGATTCAAGTTTTCCAATCTTTTCTTTTGCAAAAGATTTAATATTCGCTATCTTTCTTTGAGTTGCTTCTTTTGCTTGATATTTATATTTACCAAGTGCAATGTTTGCTGTTTTAATACTTGGAATTGCATTTAGTTCTTCTTGCGTTAAAAGCTCTCCTGATTTACTACGCTTATCTTGTCTTTTTTGTTTTAAGGCATTAACTTTGTCTTCTTGTGCTTTTAATTGTTGCTCTGCTTTAGCTTTTACTATTTCAATTTGACGATTGGCTGTTTCGTTTATTTCTTTTAATTTTTGTGCATAAAGTTTTTTAAGATTATCTAGTTTCTTTTTTGTTGCAACTATTGCTTTTTCTGTTTCATCGAATTTCTCTAATGCTCCTTCTTGTAAGGAATCACGTTTAATCTTGTTGTAAGAAATATCAGCTTCCGCAGAAGCCTCTTTTAGTTTTTGCAATTCAAGCTTTAAGGCATCAGTTTTTTTTGTTTTAAAAATCTTAATATTTTCAACCTTAGCTTTAACTTGAGAGCTTAAGTCTTTTTGAAATTTATTAAACGAAATTTGATAAGTTGGATCAAGTTTGCCTAATTGCTGCTCTGCTAATTCCGTTTGCTTTGACCTTAAACTCTTTTCAAAATCACCTTGAGATGCCGTTAATTTACTAGCAATCTGTTCTTCGGTTTGCTTAACCGCTTGAGAATATAGACCTTCTAGCTTTTGGTTATTTCTTTCTAAGCTTTGTAATTTATTTTCAAAATATTGTTTAACTCGTTTTGCTTTTTTTTCTTTACTTACCGAGTCTGGTAAGTTGTCAATTTCATCAAGCGACTTAGAATACTCTGCTTTAGATTGCTCAATTTCACGTGCATAAGATTCTTGCTTCTGTTTGAATTTAGTATCAAGTTCTGCAATCTTTTTCTGCTTAGATTCTTCTAATTGAGTTTTTAAATTTTCGTATTTAGTATTTGTTTCTGTTTGAAAAAGATTGAATTCTTCTTCATAATTTCTTTGTGGTGCTACTGGAGTTTCTTGGGAAATAGCTTCAGGAGCTTGAGCGATTTCTACAGGCTCCGTCTCAGCCTGCTTTTTAGCACGTTGATAAGAGTCATTAACTTGCTTCTGTTGTTTAGCTAAATTCTTTTCTTCTAGGTCAAACGGTTTAGTTAATGTACGTTCTTGCTTGTCTATGTCAGCCTTTTGCTTAACTAAATCTTTTGTTTTTTGTTCGCTTTCTCTTTGAATTTCAGATACTAACTTGTCTTGCTCTGTGTCTATCTGCTTGAATACTGTCTGCTTTTCGGCTTCATACATTTCATTTAAGGTAGATACATTCTGCCTAGTCTCATCTTTAAGCCCTAAGCGTGTTTGTTCTTCTGCTAATTGTCCTTGCCTTTGCTCCGTCAAAGACCTAGCTTGCATTAAATCAGATTCAATCTTTTCATATTTCAGTGCTGCTGCTGCTTTTGCTTCTTCTGCTGCTCTTGCTTCGTTAGCACCTTTAGCCTTGTAAGTTTCTACGTTACGTCTATTAAATGCCCTATTTGTTTCAGCTATCCCTTTTAAAGACTCTTTACTATTACCTCTAAAGATAAAACCTTCTTGCCCTTGAGCCATTCTGCCCGCTTCTCTTAAAGCTTGCTTGCCGTAATTCTTTGTTAATGCTGCTCCAGCACCTTCTATTACTCCACCGAATGCAGTATCTATAGCTAAATTTAAAGCTAAGTCTTTAGGGTTAATATTCCCCTCTTCGTCCATTGAAGCTGCTAGAGATAATGGAGAGCCTGCTATCGTATTAGCTGCTGTACCTGCGATAAATCTTTTAGTCCCTGCCTGTGCTGCTGTCTTTGCAATCCCCTTAGCTGTTAAATCTTTAAATATGTTTGCCGCTAAAGCACCTTCTGTAGCTGCTCCAATAGCTTTAAAGTATGCTGCTCCGCTAATTAAAGCCCCCGCTACAGTACCAATACCAGTGGGTAAATCCTGGAATCCTTGCCCGTCTTGTATCCCTGTAACATCACTTGCTAAATCTCTTGTAAACTTTCCAGCTTGAGCTAAACCACCTGCTAAATCAGCCCCGCCTAATGCTTGCTTAACGCCCTTCCTGCCGCCAAAAGAAGATAAGCTTTTTACAGCTTCGGGAACTTCTAGCATTAATGCTGGAATCTCTGCCGCTGATTTAATCCCTGCTGCTATTGTTTTACCAGCTATGGGAACGCTTCTTATTGCATCTGCTATGGCTTCTTTCGCAAAACCACCCGACTCTATATGCCCAGAATTAATCTTAGACACAACCTCGTTTACATTGGATTCGTTAATTTGCCCTTTCTGTACCTTCCCTGCGAGATATTTAATAGCCTGATCTTCCAATAATGGATCTACTGTTTTTGCTTTTATTTTATTAATAGACTCAACAAGATCCATCTATTGTTTTGCTCTGTTCTTAATAGCTCCCGTTAGAGCTTGGATTACCCCGCCTTGATTGCTCTGTGGAATAATACCTTGAGACCTTGCTCTAATCATGCGAGCCTCTTCTGGAGATACCCCGATCTTCGTGCCTTTAGGAAAACTAAAACCTTGTGCTTTTGCTGCTGCATAAGCTTCTGGAGTTAAAGCTGCTCTACCTTTAAATTCGCCTTGATTTACTTTATTATTCCACTTAGCTGGAGCTGTTCCAGCACCTACCATGCTTTGGATTGCTCCCCTGTCTATTCCACCAGTATTTAATAAAGGCATGTTAGCACCTGTCTCACCAATGTAAGATTCCCAGTTTTTCTGCGTGCCTAACTTTTTAGCACGATCTTGATTTAATTTAACATCAAAAGGCAGATCAGGCTTACCACCAGTCCCACCACTGCGACCAGTGCTAGGGAATAATCTTCTTAATTCTTTTTGTTGCTCGAACTTCATTTTCTGTAAATTCATATCAGAACCATAATCAAGACCATGTTTATAATCAGCAAGTTCTTTATCTGCCGCTAAACGCCCTGATCTTTTCATTGATTCTAAATCCCCTAACGCTGCATATTTTGCTAGCATCTCTTGCTGGTCTAAATCGCTTTTTAAAAATGTACTACCAAGCTCATTTAATCCACCAGTAGTAGGATCTACGAATTGGCTATACTTGTCATAACCTAAACCGCCCAAAGCTTCTTTTAAAGACTCTGCTCTTTGTTTTTTGATCTCTTTATCAGCGTATTCATCGTAAGCGTTGCTAGCTCCTTCGACTGCTCCTGATAAAACTCTCCATCCTCTGCCGCCTAAGTTTTGCATAATTAATACTGAATCATCCTATCTTTTGTTTGAATTGTAGCTAAGTTAGTGCCACGTGTATCTTGTCTGCCAGCTTGATCTTTTAAGCCACGATACATAAATTCAGCAGATTGAGGATCAGTAAAGCCACCATAAGCAGTTGGCGATACAATACCAGAAGTTAAACTACTAAATCCACCTGAGCCTAATTGAGCTCCAGCACCAAGTAAATTTCTAAACGCTTGCCCTCTGCGTGAGGTACGAGCGTTTAATATATCCTGCCTCATTCCTGCTTGGCTTGCCTCTAAATCTACTATGTTTCTACTTAATGGGTCAAATGCTCCACGCTGCAAGGCTTGATTAGATAAACTAGAAGAACTAAAGCCACGTTGCGTTAAGTCACCCATTGTTCTTTGAAGATCATCTCTTAAAGTTTCTTGGACTCTTCTTCTCCCTGATGTATATTGTGCATCTAAATCTGCTTGATCTTGAGCCGTTAAACCTTCTTGATCCATTGATCCAGTAAGGTTAGAAAAATAATCTCTTAAATTTTGTTTATACTCTAATGCACCTTTAACATCTTCACCGATTAAAGAAGTTAAATCTCCCATCTCGCCAAAAATATCACCAGTATTTTCTATACCTTGTTTTCTTAATTCATCAGATGGGGTCGTTAGAAATGGGTCTGTTTCGCTTGGTACATATTTGCCAGTAGCAGGATCATATTTATAACCGCCACCCGTCAAGGCTTCTTTAACTAAACCTCTGCCTTTCTTTCCAAGTTCACCTTGCCTAAATCTTTCAACAAAAGCTTTTTTTTCAGCTTCGGTTTTTCCAGCTAAAGCTTCTGAATCATAAATAGCTCTAATCTTATCATCTTGTCTTTGTTTTCTTGTTTGTGGAGTTAAGCTCCCAATTTCAACGCCTGAGCCAGAAGTTACGCCACCCCTAAGGATATCGCTTCCTTGTCTAAAGCCTTTGTTGATATCGCCGCGACCTTTATTTATGTCGTCTTCTGTAATTCCTGATGTAAACTTTGGAGCAGCTGCCTCTACTGCACCTGCTATCGCATCAATCGCTATTGGTGCTACTGCTGCTGGACCTAACGTCTTAACACCTGCCAAAGAATTGGCAACTGTAGCAGCTTTTCCGCCACCGCCACCACCACCAGAACTGCCTTTTTTAGCCATATATATTAAGTATAATCCTACTCTTTGCCTATGGTTTGAAAATCTATAACAATAGAATCTATAATCACATCTTCGCTATCAGAAGTATGCTCAATAAATAACTTTAAATACTTGCCCGTTGGATTCGCTGGAGTAAACTTTTTAGATACAATTGGCAGCCCTGCACTAGATAGCCAAATATCAACACCCCATTCAGCTTCACCCCAAAAGCTATTTGGTAATGCAGGGATTTGAACATCCTCAGAACCAGAAGCCCCATTCTCCCAAGTATGCTTTACTTTCATTGTTGTGCCGCTAGAAGAGCGTGCATTAATTGTGATGTTCGTAATTTGTTTAGTATTGTTTGGTTGCCCAAAATCTAATGTTGCCAATTGATATATAGACTTAATCGGGTTTCCGTTGAAATTAAAGCCTTTGTTTGTTTGCAAAAATGCCTTATCTGTTACCAGAACCAATTCATTTGTAACTCTATCTAGATAAAATGACCTTAACTTTAATATGTTTTCGTCTTCGTCAAACTCTTTAATCAGGCTCCACGTCTCACTACTGGGTTGATCTCCATAGCTTAATACTAAAGCTTGGTCGGGATAACGCTTCGTTGTTTTACTTGGAAACCAAAACTGCAATTCACCCTTTAAAGGAAAGTTAATCAATCTTCCTCTTGTGAAAACTTCATTATCATATTGCTGTAAAAGGGGGAATATCTTATGCGTTAAACCAAAAGGTTTAGCATCTTGGAAATTATCGGTACTTGATAGCTGGAAAATTCGCCCTTGATTGCTTACAAAATAATGGTCATTATCACCCTTAGCCTGAACTAAATATTTGCTTAAACATCCAAGCTCACTGTTTAAAACCTCAAAAGAAAAATGAGGTTGAGGATAAGCCGTACCAGGCGGATTAATACCTTGCACTACTACAATTTGATTATCACAATAAACAATTAAATTTTTGTTTGATAAAACCTTTAAGGCGACAGTAGGTCTAACTACGGGCATATCAACAAAAAAAGCAATATCAAAAGCTAACGGATCATTAGAAGAAAAGTTTGATATATCCCCAATCTTGGAAACATATAATCTACGTGGATTGCGAGCATCTCCACCTAGCCATATTCTATTTGCATGAAATGCTGCTACCGAAGGAAAGCCTACGGTACTAGCGGTTGGATTAGTTGCCGTGGCATAAGGGCTTTCGTCTAAATTCCCAGAAGCATTATTATTATTTGTATAAACAGGCGGCCATGTAACTGTAGTTACTGTTTTTTTATAAATATATCTTGGTGCATTAGCTCCATCAACTAAGAAATATCCACCGTTAGCTTCTACTCCAATCGGCTCACCAATGCTATGTAACCCAGTCCCTATTAATTCATAAGCCCCAGATACAGGATTAATTAAATAAATATTTGGATAACTAACTCCAACGATTGAATAATTCAAATCATCATCAGTATATACATCCACATAATCCCAGCTAATATGACTAGGGAAAGAAAACTCAAAAAGGTTTTCAAAGCCATTAATCTTTTGTAATCCTGTCTGTGTAACAATTTCAAAGTTATAAGCCCTTGGTGTTTCGTTTAAAGGTAAAGCAATTTCAGCATCACGGAGATTTAAACCACCGCTAAAATCATTTATTAGTAGGGTTTGTGTGGCTTCTACCAATTCCTATCCCTTGATCTAACCCTGAACTTTCTGCGACCTTTAACTTTTAAATTAAACTTGTTTTTAATAATCGCCTTATTCAATGCCTCTTTTGCATCCATATCTAAAAGCTGTCTCCATTCAGGATCACCTTTCGTTTTTCTTAACCATGCGTGAGTCGCTAAAACTAAAGCCCTTTGAAAGCTAGTAGGGAAAATAATGTTACCCGATATATTACTTGCTGTAATTCTAAGCATTTCATAATTATAAAAAGCTTGAACAGTATAAGCCGCGTCAGGAACGGGAACTAATTTAACTACTCCCTCGTCAATGTAATAATAAAGCGGTCTACCTTGGTCAGTATTAACGAACTCTAACTCTTTACCCTCTGTTTTAGAACGAGGTAAAATCTCAGAGTAGTTTTCCCCTGCTTCAACTAAAACTAATTTAGTTATTAATTGAGGGTCCCAGCCACCCGTTGGAGCTGTTAATATACCATTCCCTAGTGTAGCTGTTAAATTCTCTACAGGATTATAAAAATCATAATCAGAAGAAGATTCTAAAACCCACTGTACCGCTTGATTTACTGCTTGAATACCTTTTAAAGCATTACCGCTTGTCGCAGTCGTTGCTTCAATTAAAGGGATTGGAGAATCAGCCTCCAACCCCCTAGCATCATTGAGTAAATTAAGATACGTTACTACCAAGTTCTTGCTCTTTCTCCAGTTGCCCTGAAATCATTGATTGCAATTCTCCACGATCTCTATTTTGTTTTTTCGTTTTTTGAGCCGCAGGCATTGCATCCCTTATTGTTTGAGTTTTTTTATCATCGTAATAACTCTTAAGCAATAGTTTCAACCCTAACTCTTCTGCCTCTTGCGATGATTCAGCTTCAATAAGTTCTCTTTCTTTGATAGCTCCCATTAACTGCTCATACTCTTGCTGAGTCAGAACATACTCGCCACCGTCAGAAGATAACTTTCTACGTTTTAAAGCATTTTCAAATTCACCCATTTTGACTAATTCTTTAATTAACCATAAAGGGAAATGCCAATTCTTTTGATGACCCCAGTTTTGAATCATAATATCGGCAATATCAGGCTCATACCAAATTACTTGATCTGGTTGAGTTTGATTGAGTTTATAAAATTTTAATAATCTTAAAAACGCTTGGTGCATTGGCGTATAATCTATTTCATCACCATCTCTTTCTATAAGACCAAAGTAACGGTTAGATGGAACTCTCCATACTGGATTAGTCGTCCAATTCTTTTCTTTTAAATTTGGAACGCCTCTATAAACTATTTCTTTAAATTCAGGCGAGCTTGCTATAAAACCGCACTCATCCCCAAAGCCTAAACGTAGTGGAGTCGTATACTCTCCCTCTTGAACGACAATCCTCTCTAATAAGCCTGTTGCGGGGTGTGGTTTATTATAATGACGCTTCATGTCCCCATCGTATATTTGAGCACCAGCTAATACTAAAAATGGCATATCTTCTCCTTTCTTTTCTTTAATGCTATTGTTATATTGTTAAGCAAGAAAAGAGAGAGGGTTTCCCCTCTCTTTTTTGTTAGATAACCACTAAGTTATTTCTGTAGCCTAGAGTCCATGGAGCTTTTACACATTCTGTAAAAGTAGTACCGTATTTTTGCTTGATTCCATCACCATCCTCAAACGGATTGCCAACTTTCTCAAACATTCTCATTACGTTGATTTGGATTACATCATTTACAGCAGGAACATAGAACACTTCATTGTCGCCAACGCCGTCAGAAACAAGAGCGTTTAATTTACATCCATTAACAAGCATGTGATACGCTTGAGATGAACCTAAACCGCCATCAACATTTTGAGCGTTTTCTCTTTGGAAACGAACTTGAGATTGAAGAGCAGATAAACCATTCTCAGATACATACATATCAATGTTTGTTAGGTCAGTTGGTCTAGTAAATACTTTAGGACCTTGTAATGCTCCACGATCTCTAAGAGCAATTACATCTGCTTCTACTGTAGCCTCAGTTAAACTTGCACTACCACCAGTAACAGTGTATCCACCAGAGTTCTCAATGTAAAACTTAAGACCACCAGCTTGAGCACCAGTACCAGCAGTTCTAGTGAAACCATCTGCCGTTAATGGGTTTGAACCTTCTAAACGAATATCTTTTAATGCTTTTCTTTCTAACATTCTGATAATCGTTGGAAGTAAGTTTTCTTCTTGATTGCTGAAATCTAATTCATTGATACCAGCATAATTAAATTTACCATTAGCTACTGGACCAGCGATTTGAATATCATGGAAGAAATTTGAGTAGAAGTTAAAATCAGATCCCGCTAGAGAAATGTCATTATTTGCCCCAAAACCATCACCAATCTCGCCCGCTCTATCTGTAAATAGTTGAGTACCGATTGCTAAAGTTGCTGGATCAGCATAACCACTTAAAAGCTGAATGGTTAAGCTCGTAAAAGCCCCGTTCGCACCAGTTACTAACCATTTTGCAGAACCAGATTGATTAACTAATCTTGTTATACCAGGCTTAATTTCTACGTCAAACGGATTAGCTCTTGTTGGAGCAGCTACCGTGAACGTTGTTCCACCTGCTGAATAACTTCCTGTTAAAGTTAATACGCCCCTTGAAATTGCTTGTTGAAACCATTGAACTTTGGAACCCATTTTGCTAACGGTTGCCATGTGCTTCATCAAGAAAGGTGCTCTAACTCCAGAGGTTTTAATGATGTCCGATTGGACATCTTCCATATACGTTCTTGCATCATTGATTGAAAGAACACTGTTTATTGGGTTTACCATTTGTGAAATATCTCCTTAGACTTGCCCCTTTCTTAAGGGGTACATCTAAAGTATATTTCTGTTTTATTTATTCAAATTTAAGCCCATCTCTCTAGCCTTAACCGCCATCTGATAAGTTAATTTCCCTTCTTGCTTTGCTCTTGTATATTCTTTTTGAAAGTTTATTCTTTCTACTGCATTAAGACTTGAAGGCTTAACTGCTGTACCAATTGCTCCAGCCTTAGTTTCCTGTGGAGTACCACCTTTTTCAAATTTCTTTAAAACAGATACAAACTTTTTAGCATGTTCTTTTCCTATGCGTCTTATATCTTCGGGAACTAATACTTTTCCTGCTGCTTCTGCCTTTATTCGAGTTTGCAAAATTGCAAGCTGTAAAGATTCTTGTGCGTAATCAACTAGAAAGTCTTTGTTTTCATTATCGTCTCCACAAACTTTTTTAATTGAAGCGTCTACCCCATCTAAATAAGAATCAATTACCGATGCACAAGCATTGTAATTTGCTTCTAGTATTTTCTCTTGCCTAGCCGCTTGATCTCTTTGATCTAACAGCCTTTGCATTTCAGCCAAGGTAGCCGCTTTTTCTACAGGCTTCTCTTCTTCCTGTTGTGCAGGTTTTTGTTTTTCCGCTTTTAATGCTTCAATTTCTGCATACAAATCTTTTACCGCATTAGGTAATACATTGTTTTCTTGCTTTGCTTCTGGCTCGTCTTCTGTTAGCCAACTTTCAATCCCTTGAACTTCTTCTGTTACAATTTCTTCTGCTGTTGCCTCTGCTCCGTCAAGGATTTGGTCTTCTGTAATATTTAATTCATCAGTCATCTTGTCTTGCTCCTATCTATTCTTCTTTTGAATTTGTCAATCTATAAACTATCTTTGACACCTTCGCTACCCCATAAGCTTCTTTTGCCGCCTCATCTATTGTAAGATTTAATACTTTAGGCGTAATTGTTGCTTGAGAATCTATATAATTTAAAATAATTCCCCAGTCATCGGGAATTACTTTTCTTGCTTTATCAAGAGCTTTATCTAACAGAGCATCAAACGATAACCCTGTATTCTTTATAGTGTTTTGTACTTTTCTGCTTTGCATAACTTATCTAAACTTTGGCGGTTGAGCTCCAGGGTTTTGAGCATATTTTAATTGAAGTTCTTGCTCAAATTCTGCTTGCTGCTGCCTAGCCGCTTCATCTCTTCTTTTCTCTGCTTCGTCTTTTTTAAGTTTGCTTAATGGGATTGATAGAGTTCTAGCAAAGTATTCTACTACTGAACTCATGTCGTATTCTGCTAATACGTCTGGCGCTGCCTGCAAGAAGCCAACAAATTCTTTTAAGTTCTGTCTTGCGTATTCCTTGCTTAAAGTCGTTTTAGATCCAGTGATTTGAACATCTGATTCTTTAATCGGGTAAACAAGTAAATCATAGTATAAGCCAAGTGATGGCTCTGGGATTTCTTGAACATTTGCATTAACTTCTTTTTTCTTACGTTCAATTTCTTTTTGTTTTAACTTAACATCATTTAAAGCTTGATCTCGTTGAGCTTTCTCATTTTGCTCATGTTGCATTTTAAGCTGTTCAATTTCTGCTGCGTTTGGGGTTTGCTCTAAAGTTTCAGGGTTTATCGTAACATCTGGTGGTACAAAATCTTTAGGTGGAGAAGCTGCAAATTGTTGAAGCTGCTCAATCTCCCCAAATAATCCCTCTATTGTATCTATAATTTCAGAGTTTTTATCAAGTTCGTTTTGATTTTCTTCATAAAATTGCTCATAAGTTTCTTCAATTCCTGAGTAGTTTAATAAACGTTCAAACAATGGATTATCGAGTAACATTGCTTCACGTAGTGCAGGATCTTCAATCTCTTCTATTTGTTCTCTTAAAAACTGTTGAGTTAAAATAATTCGGTTGCTAACAGAAGGTTGTAAAACTTCTTCGTCAAATTGATTAGAAGCATCAACTATATTCAATTGCCCGCTTGATACAACTTCTTTAATTTCACTTGCAGAAGTTCGAGAAGAAGTAACGCCCGACATTTGAGCTTTGCTTAATCCTGAGCTTTGCTCAACAATATTAGTTACTACCTGCGTTAAAGCTCCATATTGGGAAACTACTTGATTATATTCTGGCGGAACTAAAGCTTTAACATCAAACCCTTCATACATTGCCCCTGGCTCAAATTCTGGAATCTCTGATCTGTTGTCATAATCATAATCTTGATTACGAATAATATTTAATGGTGGATCACACAATAGACCAACAACCCTAGACGTACCTGAAATCAACTGATTTAACAATAGTTGATGAGACAAGAAAGGTCTAATAAACCCTTGGTGATAAAACACTCCAGGCAAAGTTGTTCCTGCTGCTGCTAAACATATCCCGTGGTCGTAAGGGCTTGCCCCTTCGTGTGCTGCTAAAATTACAAGATTGTCCTTAAATCCAAAAGCTTCTAAATCTGTTCCTTCAATTGTTTCAGGTGCTTGAATGGCAGTAATATAAACACCACTTGCAATTATTGGGTCTTTGCGATCTTCTTTATTTTCTAAATAAACACTCGGTAAATACAAATCATAACAGCGAACTTGACCGTATGGAGCTTGATTTGAAATGTCCGACATGCGAGATGTAGCACCGACAAATTGATTGTCCCCTAAATCTCTATAAGTTAAAATTGGCTTAATTGCTTCAACTAAGTCTTGGTTTAAATCAGCACGGTTTAATAAATCACTATAATTTACATCGTATTCTAAAATTAAATTTGACTCTCTCCAATTATCTGTCATTGGATAAATGCTAAATCTTCCAATGCCTGGGGTTTTAATATTTACAATATTATCTACTGGGTCAAAATAATGAATAATCCCAGTATTGCCATAAGCTACCAATTCGGCTATTGCTGCTGAATATTTCTTTTTAAAATTAAACCTTTGATTTTCAGTTTTAATAATATTAATCCACGATTGATTAACTTGAGGTAAAAACTTTTTTAAACCCATTTTGTAAAACTGAGAGCTAAAATTTCTATCAATGTTTACATAATCCCCACTTGTTGGGAAACATGCGTTCTTAATATTATTCACCCATGTTCTGTAAATACGATAAAGAATAGGATCTTTAAGTGTTGAAAATTCATCAATATCTTCTTCTTCAACAACACGCTCAATTAAATTATCATTATTAAGCCTTTGATAAACTACACTATTGCGATCAGATAAATCAACATCTTCATCTTGCAAGATGACCTTATCTATAATCGCCCTTGAAGTATAGAAATCGTTATTGTTTTTTACTGAATCGATTAAAGTATTGATATGGCTAGAAAAAGCTTCTAGCTGATTATCTGGTATTTCGTTTATATCAAGCTTGTTCACACTTTCTGGTTAGCTGCCATAATTACATTGATATTAGTAAAATGCGTTGCAGTTCCTGTTACTACATATTTTACACGAATAAATTTGTTTAGGTTGTTATCGTTTGAATTTAATTTTTGTTGAAGTGTCGCATTTGGCGAACTTGTCCCCGCTACCACTTGAGTGAAAGCCGATACCACGCTGCCTGCTGGGCTAGTTAGTGATATTGTTCTAATTCTTTCTGCGTTCGCTGGATCACCATTTGCATCTATAGTATCAAATTCTTCTATAGATATATCTAGTGTACTGGTTGTGCCAGTCGTTGTTGGCATTAAAAGAAAAAACGAAATATCTCGCAGGTCTCTTGTTGAGAACCCACGAGAATAAAACGTCCCTGTCGTACTAGGGCTTACGCCATTTAATAGAGCAGTAGTTACATCAGCCATTTTTAGTTAGTTGCAGCAGTTGAAGTATCTAATGCAGATACAACGTAATCAACGTGAAGAACAAATTGTCCTGCTGTAAAAGCACCTGCTGCTATTGTCATAATAAAGTTTCTGTTTGCAGTTGTAGATTTAGCAACGAAAGAAGCTGGAGTTTGTGGAGCGATTACCGCAACTCTTGCTACTGCATCAAGTGCTACAGTACCTGTCGCAACCGCTGCTGCTCTTAATGCTGTTGCTGCACCAGTTACACCAAGTGCAATTGTTGAAGTTGTCGTTGGTAAAAATCCAGTTAATACTTCAAGCCAAGCATTTGTAATAATTGCGTTTATTGGAAGCACGCCGCCTCTTAATTGAATTGTACCAATCGCTCCGCCATCCGTTGCGAAATCATAATGTATTGCTAAACTTTGCTTTAATGTTGAAGTTATGCCATTGTAAGATGAAATTGGAGTACCGTTTGCTGCGTTAGCACCAACCGCTAATATATCCGTTCTGCCTGATGTCATTGGGGCGATTACATCTTTAGTATCAACTCCAGTAACATCAACTAAATCTGTTGCGTTTGCTGCTCTAACGCCAACAATATTTAAATTTGTTCTTGCCATTTTAAAAATCTCCTTAAGGTTAAGTTACACCTAAAGTATATTTCTATTTCAATAATGCAAAAATTTGCGTTTAGGCTTGGATTTTCTAGCAATAGTGTTCCCTTTTAACAAAGGAAATACATCAATAAAAGCATAGCCTAAAGCATCCATTAAGTGGTCATAAAACCCATCTTTCTTCGGTTCTTCCTTGATATGATACGCCCCTTCTTTTGGCATATCATAAACCCAGCCCGTTTCAAAAGTTTCAATAAATAGCCCATTTCGTTTATCGCCATTTTTAGAAATAAACATTCCACCCGCAGGATTAACAATTATCCCCATAGCATCGCCAATTCTGCGAGACATTTTATTTCGTATGGCGGCAGCTCTATCGGATGGAGCAGATTTAATCCCGTGAACTTTCCGCTTAAAAAACTTTTCTAATATCTTAAATGCAGGCGGTGCAGTACCTTGGCTATTTGCTGATTTCCCTGCTGGATCTGCATGTAAAATATATTCCGCATCAGAAAAATGTTTAGCGATATATTCTGAGATTAAAGCCATGAAATTTTCTAACTCCATATCTTCGGCTAAAATTCCGTCATGCAAGATGCACCGATTTAAAGAATCCCTTTGGAAAAATGCAACTGCTGGATAATGCGAACCAAAGTCAATACCAATATGTAAAGGCAAATCTTCATCAAATGGATAATCTTTATACGGCTCACAATGAATTTCTCTAGAAAATTCAGGAATTACAAGCTTGCCAACTGGAACGGTAAACTTAAGTTCATACTCTTGGTCCCAAGTATAGCTATCAACCCCCGAGGCTCCAGGTATCGGCTCACCATTCGGATAAGCTCCATAGCGTTCCGAGTGATACCATTCATCGCTACGTTTAAACGGATTAGCGGTATAATGAAGCTGCAATACGGTTTGATTGTATTCATTACGGTATTTAGCTAAACCAGTCATTAGTTTTTCAATCTGTGCGTTTTTAGCTATTTTGGTTACCAGTTCTTGGAATTTAGTACCAAAACGTGGAGTAGATACTAAAGCTGCCCTTCCTCCACCTTCTAGGGCAGGCTTTAAAGCTTTTAAGTTTTGATCTACATTCTGCTGAAATGCTAATTCATCATAGAAAGCATTAGTAATTGTTAGACCCCTGCACTTATCTGAACCTGATGGCAGTGCTGTAATTGTTGAACCGATTAAAGGATTTCGCATTTCAGAGACTCTAATCTCTTTCCCCTCAGTTAATTTAGGGTAAGGGAAGCGAAAATCCAACTTATCATATACCGCTTTACATCTTGTAGCGATAACTTTTTTAGCTCGATCTTCATTTATGGAAACAATGACATTTTCAGAATAAGGAACAAATAAAAGCTGATGCACCATTAGGGTACTAAAAATATGCGTTGCCATCATACGCCTTGTTTTATTAACAACAATAACTTTGTTCTTAAAATATTCATCAATTAAATGTTTAATATAAGCGTAAGGGGGGAAGCGTTTTAATGGACTGCCCCTGTCCGATTCATCAATCGTAAAGACTTGTTCGACCATCCAAAGAAAAGGATCATTTGCCCATTGGCTCATTTTCAAAGTGATAAACTCTGGGGTAAAATCTTGATCAGTGTATAGTCTATCTAAAATCATTCCAGTAATTTTGGCGGTTGATATTTCGCCTCAAGTAATTTTTCTGCTTCTGCACTTGGTAATTGGTTTTTTTGAGACATTTCTATAATAATTTTATATGCTTCGTCTTGCCCGCCCTTAACTTCTTTTTTAGGAGTTAATTGGTCTGTTGCTTCACCGAACATTCGCATAATCTTTAAGCTTTCTTTAAAAACAGTTTCATGCGAAATCCCATAAGCTTCGGGATCTTCAATATATTTATCCATTTTGGCTTGCAAGTCTTCTACCGTTTGAGCAAGCTTTGGTATCATCTGCGTGTACTTATCTTTAATTTCTTTATTTTCTGCCATAAGTTCCTCAAATATTTCAGTTTCCGTTTTGCGTAAAGATTTATCCCTTAAATCCTTAATTAATTCTTGTACTGGTTTTGAATGATATATACTCTTTGCGGTATCCTCGGGAATATTCAATCTTGTAGCTACAGTTTTATACCCATAACCTTGAGCCAATGCTTTAACTGCTTTTTCGTAAACTTCTTTCCCTAATTCATCGTGCATTTGAGCTTCAGTTTTTAAAGATTCTTCCTTTTGTTTATTTGCTTCCTTAAACTTACGAAGATAAGCTTTTTCTCCCGTTTTAAATCGTTCAGAAAACCCATAGCGGTGCATTATATTTAATACAATGGCTTTGTTTTTTTTTCCATGCCCGCGTTCCCTTAGCTTTTCTGTATAAACCCGCATAGCAATATCGCCAGTAGGACGTATTTTGCTGCTTCTGTTTGGGTCTTGGCGAAAAGCAATAAATATTTGCCATAAATCTTGAATTAGTTTATGGTCTAGATATTCAGTATCAAATATTGGCAGCGTTTCGGGTAATGGCTCTATACGTTTTACCATGTGTGCCACTCCGTTGGGGTTGCAATTAGGTTAATAGTCGTATGGCTTCCACTAAGAGTATAAGTCGCAGAACCGTTTACTGTTTGAGAACTAAAGGGATCTAAAGTAATACTATGCCCTGAACCATCTTTCATAATAATATAAGTTTGCCCCACTGGAACGGTTGCAATATCAGGTAAGTTTAAAGTTCTATTTCCCGTAAGATTATGAAATTCAATAAAATGATCTTGGTTTAAGACAATTGTGTAATTTGTATTATCAATTCTGCGATAAACATAACGCCCAAGCCTATGTTCTGTATTTTTTTCAGAAGCTTTATTAAGATCACCTTTATCTAAATCGTAAAAATTATTAAATCCCATTGGCTTTATAGTAACTCACTTTTAACACTATATCCACTTAGTCTATAAACTCAATAGGTTTATATACTGGCTTTTCAAAAAGAGTTTTATTTAACTCAAGACG